CAACAATAGAATTTAATTTACCAGAAGATGAAGAACAATTTAATGCCGCTAATAAGGGTATGGATTGGGCACTTGTTGTATGGGATATAAATCAACTTTTGAGAGATAAGTTGAAATATGGAAAACTCCTTCCTAATACCAGAGCAGAATTAGAAGAAATTAGAGACACATTAAATGAAATGTTAGTAGATAAAGGATTAATATATCCATCATAGAAATATATTATGTATAGTCCGTTACCAGATTATGTAACAATAAGAGAATCACCCATTGCAGGGTTAGGTCTTTTTGCTACTAAAAAAATACTAGCTGGAACTTATATTGGTATCGTTCATATTATCAACGAAAATGATCCAACTGGTATTACACGTACACCGCTCGGTGGGTTTGGGAATCATTCAGATACACCAAACTGTTTTAAACTAAGATTAGAACATGACAATTCTTGGATAGGTGCTATAAGAGATATAGAGCCTGATGAAGAGATAACTTGGAAATACACCCTTTATGAGATAAAATAATGGCTAGAAAAAAGATAGTAGTAAAACGTGAAAAACTAAAACCCCTCAAGAAGAAACGTGAACTCTCTGAAGAAGCAAGAGAGAAGATGAGAACTCGTCTTGCTGCCATGAGGGCTAAGAAGAAACCTGCAGATTATAAGAATATAGCAGAGTCTGTTTTGGCCCTGCCCGATGATGACAAGTATTCTTTCAAGAATGTTAAAACGTGGATTAAACATTCAAAAGATTTGGTTTTAGAATATAACAAAATTGCTCGGAGTCGGGTGAGTTCTTCACAAGAAGCACAGAAAGCATCTACTGCTGCTGATCACAAGAAAGTCTATATTAGAGAACTTGAATATTACCTAAAATCTGGTGATTTTATTAGCTACTTCTCTGGACAAGATGAAGCTACAAAGGTTATACCACGATGTGTAGCGATGGCATATTACGATGACGGAACTCCTAAGAGGTCTGTAGGTGTGTTCTACCCCGATATTACCGCAGTCTGGACTAAAGAAATGAATGAATTAGATTATAGGGGTGAAGATGGAACTGTGGGATATGGTAATGCTCCAAGGAGAGTTTATCAAAAGAAGTTTAAGGCGATGACTGACAAACAATTTGACTCAAGTATTTAAGGGGGGCTCTAGGTGGGAGTCCTAGCTCCCAGCCCTTCTTGACAGATAAATATTTCTATGATATAATAATATAAAGATTAAAGTGTGATGATGGCTAATCGTGGGTGCACGCTTTCTCTCCACATTCTAGTTAGATATCTTCAGCTAGATGTTTAAACAGTGCACATCTCATAACACGTAAACCGATAACCAAGGTGTCATCATCACACACAACTTATTAGGAACGTATGGAAAATGAGTTATTAAAAAGACTTGTAGCAATAATTGCAAGATTTGATCAAGGAATATTTGAAGCAAAAGGTGGAGAAGGTATAGATAAACCTGCAATCAGAGAAGCCAAATTAATCTTGAGCTCTGATGATGATACTTCATTTGTGTATGATTTAAATCACAATGATGCGGCAGAAATTGTTGGCCAATTTTCTCTTTTTAAAAAAGGAGAAGATGATGTTGTTACCCCGATTCCTATTTCAAGTTTTGTTCAAGAAGGTAAGATTGAAGGTATAGAGGTAAAGGATATTTTATTAAATTAAAAAAAGGATATTATGACATTAAAAATTGATTTCGGTGAAAGTGATTTTGCTCCAGAAGAAAACCCTAAAGCAGCAGGTGGTACTGAACTTATGCAGAAGTGGTTATTTTCTCGTATTGACCCAGAGCTAAAGAATTACTTTCAATGGGTCGTTTCTCGTAAAAGGAAATTAGAAGATAAACCAAGACTGTTTTGGGCTCATGATCTTGCCCAAGATCCAGAAGTTGCATTTCTTAAAGAACATAAGAATATGTTAGACTTTGAAAAGATAATATTTGTCAGTAATTGGCAACAGTATCAGTATGGAGTTTATCTTGGTCTTCCTTATGATCATGGTGTTGTTATTCAACACGCCATAGAACCCATTCCAGAACATGAAAAACCCAAAGACAAAATTTCTTGTGTCTATATGAGTACACCCCATCGTGGATTAGAGGTTTTACTTGGTGCTTGGAGACATCTCAAAGAACACAATAAATCTGAAGAAGTTCAATCAGCAGAACTGAATATCTTTTCCAGTTTTAAGATATATGATCGGTCTTGGATGGATGAGCAATATCGCCATGTATATAAAGCTGCTAAAGAAATGGATGGTGTCAATTATCATGGTACAGTATCTAATGATCAGATTAGAGAAGAACTTACCAAAAATCATATCATGGCATATCCATCTGTTTATATGGAAACTTCTTGTATTTCAGCAATTGAAGCTATGAGTGCAAAGTGTATGGTGGTATGTCCTAATCTTGGTGCCCTTCCAGAGACTTGTGCCAACTTTGCTTGGATGTATGGATATGAGCCGGGCCCTGAGAAACATATTGCGGTTCATTCACATATTCTTGGAAGGGCTATTGAGTCTTATAGAAAAGATGAGACAGGAATTTTATTGAGTTTACAGAAAACATATTTTGACACTTTTTATAATTGGGATATGCGGATGAATCAATGGAATCAGTTTCTTGAGTCAATCAAAATGAGAATAGAGATGGAGAAAAATGATACTACTTGATTATAGTCAAACTGTGATTGGTTCATTCATGGCTGTGGGTAGAGGTAATCCAGTTGTAGAAGAAGACCTATTAAGACATACAATACTCAATTCAATCAGAATATTTCGTAATCAATTTGCAAAAGATTATGGAGAAATGGTTATTTGTTGTGATGGTAAGGATAATTGGAGAAAAAAAGTATTTCCAGAGTACAAAGCAAATCGTAGGAAAAATAGAGAGAATGACATTACGGATTGGAAAACTCTCTTTGAACTATTACATGAAATGAGAGAAGATCTCAATAAATACTTTCCATATAAAGTTATGCACATAGATACTGCGGAGGCTGATGACATTATTGGTGTTCTTGTTGAGGAAAGACAAGGAATGGAATGTTCACCTACTTTGATACTTTCTAGTGATAAAGATTTTATTCAGTTACAAAAGTTTGATAAAGTTAAACAATGGTCACCACTTCAGAAAAAGTTTATAGTGGGTGATCCTGCAGAATCTTTGTATGATAAGACCATTAGGGGTGATACTGGTGATGGTGTTCCTAACATCCTTTCTTCGGATGATACTCTTATAACTGAAGGAAAACGCCAAACTCCTGTAACCAAGAAGAAGATGGAACTATGGAGAGGTAAAAAACCAGAAGAATTCTGTAACGAAGCTATGCTTAGAAACTACCATAGAAACAAGACAATGGTTGATTTGAGGGAAACTCCAGAATCAATTCGTATAAATATAGTAAATCAATACGATAATCAAGAAGCTGGTGATAGAAGTCAGCTCTTGAATTACTTTGTTGATAAAAGATTGAAGAACCTTATGGAAGTAATTGACGAGTTTTAATTATGACAACTAGTTTACCAAGAGTTTTTAGTGAGATTGCAGCAGCACCCACTAAAAAACAAAAGAAAGAACTATTATTAAAATATGATTGTTTTGCGCTTCAACAGATTTTAAAAGCAGCATTCGATCCAAATATAAAGTTTCTCTTACCGCCGGGTACACCCCCCATAGTCAAATTTCAAGGAGACACTACCGAACCGAATCCAACTTATCTACATTTTCATATTAGAAAGTTGTATTTGTTTGTTGAAGGTCAATCCCCCAAAAATTTGACTAACATGAAAAGAGAAAAAGCATTTACAGAAATTTTAGAAGGTATACATCCTTCTGAAGTAGAACTTCTTCTGCAAGTGAAGGATAAAAAACTAAAATGCAGAGGATTAACTTTTAACTTAGTAAAAGAAACTTTTCCTAATTTATTACCATGATAAAAAGTTTAGAAGAGAGAATAGTCAATTTAACCAAAGTTACTACAGATAATGTACAAACAACTGTAGAAGCTGAACTACGGCAATTGAAAATGGAGGCTGGAGAACCGATACAAGCTACGGTTGTTCTTGCTAAGGAAGATAATTTTCAATTTACTATGGATTGGGATAGTATCATATCAAAATTTTCCACTACACTAGATGGAATAGAATGGTACTCTGATTTTGATTACTCCTTATACTCCCCCAAATTATGGGAAACTGGTAATATCGCCAGAGCTTCCCGCCGTGGCCGAAACTCTCCTATTTAAGTTTAAGTAAGTGGCTATCATACTTAACTCAACACTACCAAAAGAGGAATATGAAAATATTCATTGCCCTAGTAGGGCTTCTTACTCTGTGGTCTGCTACGTTAAATTCAGGCAGCACATATAAAATTTGGGTTCCGCCAACAATTACTGACAAACAGGCAACAATAATGTCTCCATTACAAATAACTACAAATGGAAAGACTACAGTTGTACCAATGGTGAATTCAGAAGAATTAGAGTGTATGTCAAAAAATATATATTTTGAAGCAGCTATGGAATCCACAGCTGGAAAATTAGCAGTAGCACAAGTCACTATGAATCGTGTGAGATCAACTCATTATCCAAATACCGTTTGTAAAGTTATTACACAGGGAAGACATTATAAGAATGGATTTCCAGTAAAAGACCGATGCCAATTTAGTTGGTATTGTGATGGTAAACTTGATGTACCACAAACTACTAGTTCAAT